AATACAATCCATTCTTCTCAAAGAATCTGTTTTGAAGGTGTGCCGGTGGCAGCCAACTAACAAGAAACCTTCCATTCTTCTCAGGACTCCAAACTACCTTCGTATCCTTATCGCCATCCTTCCAATGAAAGTTGCCACGAGTAAGGTAGTGCTCCTTAATCATAGAGTCATTGTAGTCTATCTGCTGATATATCTTTGTTAAGTTGAACAACGATTGTTTGCTCTCATCTCTGAAAGCGTGAGATTCTGTTCTTGGGAACTGACGATAAAATTCATTCAAAGCATCGGAGTCACTCTTGAGTGAATCAACCTCTGCCTCCCAATAATCAATAGCCCCATTCTTTATCATCTGACCATCAACCCCCTTTAAAGGCTCTTTTGGTTTTCTTAGTACAGGCATACCATAGATATCTATGAAACCCTCCATATTCCACTCCATAGGAATGAATAGTGCGTACATCCCACTCTTAGTCTGCCCATTGGCATTACGACCTCTTACATTTGAGTCCTCATATAGCTTCTTGAAGTTATCTCCACCCTTACTTAACGCATTTGAGGTCGAACCCATCATACACTTACCAATAATCTTGCTACCTAAACGCAAACACGTCTTAGTAACACGCCAATTATTCAAGATATTATTGGGTTTCATCCACTTCCCACTCTCGTCGTGGGCTAATAGAACTAACTTCTCTCCGTCATAGGAGTTCTCTTCTGTATTCTTCCAATCAATGGTGGTATCCAAACCGTCATACTCATTATTTGCCACCTCGTGCATATTCTTCTTGGTAATCTTTGAGGCAGGAACACGGAATGCTAACTCCGTCTTTGGTTTATCCATACCATCCATAATAGGTTTGAAGAAAAACGGTAGTTTGCTGTTGATTGGAACAACCTTATCGGTGAACATCTTCTTAGCATCAGCTCCGGTTTTAGATAATATACCAATACGAGCATCACGAACAATAGTTCCTGTGTTAACGCACTCTGATGATGACATAAATGAGAATCCCGAACGACGAATTTTGAGGTAAATCATCCCAAAACAGCGTGGGTCAGCCTTACAAGCCTCCCAAAAAATAAAAAATATCCTATTTGCCTCACGGTAATCGGGATATCCTACGTCAATACTTGACCATTGCAGGTACATATAGTGAGAACCTGTGATATAGGTTGGCTCTCCTGCATTCATAAACCAATATCCTTCATCCCTGTAGTCAAACTCTTTCTCAATATACTCTACCCATTGAGATTTAAACGCTGACGGCATCACATTCCATTGGAATATGGATTGTATCTTACGTAATTCTTTAGGTAAGTCAACCCTTTCCCAATACTGCTCACTCTTTATATGATTTCTTTTATAGACATCATCGGGAACGGCAGGTAAGGCAATCAGTAAGCCTGATATGTTTACTATCTGACCTATCTGACCCGTTTTAGAAATGACCACCATATCGTACTTATCATTATATCCATAATGCCAAGTCCTCCCCTTGTTCTTACTTTTAATAATATTCAAAGGGACGTGGTTCTCTACAACCGAGTATATACTATTTTGACTTTCTTTCAGCAAATCCTTGTATTGAATCTATTTTGTTTGGACCACTATTAATTGTATCAAGATTTTCTTTCTCAGCCTCTATCCTACCTAATATCTCAAACGCATCGAAGATGGCTAACTTTTTTGTAGCAGCAGCGTTCTTTAACTTGTCGGCTGCCAACTCATCGTCAGCGTGTGGCTTGATAATATCCTCCTTAGCAACCTTTATCAGTTGCTCGACAGCCTCATATCCTGCTGCTATGATTCTCTCCTTAATCTCCTTCGTGCTCTTCATAGCTTAATTGTTATCTGATGGTCGTACATTCGGTACAATTTCTCTCCATCAACAGTGAACTCGTATTCACTATCGGGAGCAAAGCATACCTTATCTCCTGCCCTTACACCTCTGCTTATTAAGTATTCATTGGGGTACTTCATAACACCCATCAATGGTTCTTCTGAGAATGGTTTACTGATATAGGATTCCGTTGCAGGGATAGGCTTCACGAAGCAGTATCTGTCGTGCGTACACCAATCATTATCTTTCTTGTAAAGGAAGAATTGGTCAGGCTCAATAAAGAACTTATCGTCCTTAAAGAAACTCTTACCACTCTTTTGTCTTCCTTTCATATCATTATAGAATTTGAAAGCGTTGTGATGTACTAATAGTGTATCTCCCGGAGCAATAGGTCCTTCGTATCCCAATGGCACTTCAATAACCTCAGCGTATCTGTTAGAGAACTTATGGTCCTCCTCAGATGTGCTTACTATTAGTTCTATGCCACCTATCTCTTTTGTATTGTCGTATCGCTTCCCTTTGTTTGGTCTTGCGATGAAATAGAATGGCGACCTCATTAGTAATTTATATTATATTCGATTGAAATTGGTACGGTTGAGTTGAACTCCTTCCAAAGAACAACCTCTTCCTTTTGATTTATAATGTAGATTTGAATAGACTGCTTCTCTGAATTAAACTTAATAAGATGGATTTCATTGGTATCTCCAAGAACCTTCTGCCCTACGATGTAGTGCATAGCTCCACTCTTGTAGTCAGGACCAATAGCAATCTTTCTTATGTCCATTAATCGTGTATTTTATTAACCGTTAAGATAGTAGATGGAGTAGCAGGATGAACAGCATTAGATGCTTGTTGCTGAAGAATAACATTTGTATCAGTAGTAGCCCACATAATCTGAGCATCATAATTAGCTCCTTCGGGGTCAAGATTAATAAAGAAATTCCAAGATGCTACTAAGTATCCTGCGTTAGCCTGAACATTGACTGATGTATTTGTATTAGGAACATTAACACCCCCTGCCCTCAACCAAATATCTACTGTAGCAGAACTACCACCTGATGTTCTTTGAATTTGAGCAGAGAATTGAATGTTATAAACTCCTGCATAAACAGGTGTGATAATACTATTTGAAACTATTGCTACATTGCTTGACAAATCAGTTGTATGAAAATACATTGGTGTAGCTGTATTAGCACCAAGAGCATTTTGCTGAAGTGAAGAATGTGCTGACAAATAAGGAGTGGAATATGTTGGAGTTGGAACACCCCAAAATGGAGTATTTCCCGGTCCATTAGAAATTAATGCTTGACCTACAATTCCTTCATTTCCACTAACTAAAAATCCACCTATAAATTGTATATATTGTTGGCTATCATAAATCTGAATAGAAGTGCCATTAACATTACCATCAAAATCTCCAAACTTATAAATATTAGCTGATGTATCAATCCTAACACCTCCATTAGCTCCTCCTCCTCCAATAAATATTAATGGATTGCCTATATTAGGATTAATATTAGTAGCATAAACATATGGAAAATATCCTGCATTAGCATAAATTTCATTTGTTCCTAAAAATACATCTGAAGTAGCTCCGGTATATGGAACAAAAGTGCCCCCTATCTGAGGAAGAATAATTGATGATGCAAGGTTAATGATATCTCCAACACCAAAATTCTTTGTTTCGTTGGAGTTCTCGTTGTCACTACCTATTAATCTATCACTCGTCGTTACATTAGCATCCGACGGGTATGAGCTTATTTTAGCCATTGTATTTTTAGTTTAAGGTTAGAAGATATAATGTCTTGTTAATCAAGCCAAGCATCTCATCCATAATATTCTGCAACTCCGATGGGTAGTTGTTTCTCTCTGAGTCAATCGTTGACTGCATCTCCTTTAAGTGAGAGATAGCATCCATATTCTTTGCCTCAGGGATTACAATTTCTACTCTCTTGAATCTACCGAAGTAAGTCTCCGTGAAAGTATCTGTTAATTCAAGGATGCCATCATAGTATCCATTTAATGCTTTGTGCTCTGCAAACGATGTCGTCTGCAAGTGTGCAATGTGCATTACATTTCTTGAATGGAACAAAGTCCCGATGAATTTACCCGGTGTCATAGTATTATTGTTTTTGAGTTACCTCGCCTGTTTGAATATTAATCACAGCCTCAGCACCATACTTATCAATCAACATCCTCTCCTGTACAGCGAATGATGCCTTTAACTCGTCGATGGCTTTGATAACCGTTTGTTTCTGCAACTCAGTCTCGCCAAGTGCAATCTTTAATTTTGTGAACTCTGCGTTCATCTCTTGGATTTTCTCCAATTCTTCTTTCTGTAAGTAAGTCATTTTGATTTATTTTTAATTTGATTCTGATTTAAACATTTCGTCCTTTGAGTTTGTAAAGACATTCTTGATTAGGTAGCTCACTGCTGCCAATACCCCTGTCTTTACAGCTATTACTAACTGCTCATCCGTTATGAAAGCACCCGACTCAATCATACTACCGATTAACGATAGCATCACTGTTCCTGCTGCAACCGTAGCACCCTTAATAAGGTCTGCTACATTGATTGTTAGATACGTTGATTTCATATATGTTGATATACTGTTTTACCGTTTACTTTGTATGCTCTTAAACATTCCTTTCGGTTCTTTGTTGAAGAGTATGATACGTGAACCCAAGCAGGATTTTCATCCGTTCCGAACTCCCATATTAGTTGGTCGAAGATAAGATTATTTTTAATATACTCGTACATCTCAACCGTCCTTTCTCCACAACTGATGTCAGCAGCTTGACCCAAACAATGTTGGCTTGTCTTACTCCCACCAATCTTCTTATTAAGGTCAGGATTTCTGTAACCACTGCTCACCTTAATAGACTCATCCATATGCTCACGCAATGGTTGAAGGACCTTCTGACATAGCAGCAATAGGTTCTTTATGACAATATCCGATGGGGTATTGTCGATACCTAATCGGATAGCTGTCGTACTCTCGTACATCTCATTTAAAGTGAAGTTCTTGGTTAGATTCATCGTCCTTGACCTCTATTCTTTTTAAGATAGTTTTTGCTACTTTTTAACGAACTTGATTTAGTCTTGGCAACAACGCCCTTACGCTTTACCGTTCTAATTATCCTCTTCGGTGCTGCCTTTATTTGCTTTGCCATTTCTGAATTTTTGTATCTCGTTAATAGTACGAACAATCGTGTACGCTATAGTTGTTATCAGCAATAGAGCCGATAACTCAGGAGTCATATCCTTCAATCTTAGTACGATGACACACACCGTATTCACGCCATAAACCTTCAAGTCATCCAATTTTACAATGTCAAGTACCATCTTAACACTTAGCTATTATAAAGTTCGTTCAATTTATTGATTACATCAGTATCTGTCCATTGACCGATAGCATCGT